CTGACAGCCGACCAGATCCGGTTTATCGTTGCACGTCAAGAGTTCTTGACTGACAAGGACGCAGCGGAGAGCATCGAACTAAAGCCGGACACGGTGTGCTATTGGAAGCGCAAGGGAGCACCGATTGATCAAGCCGTCAAGCTGATGGTTGCCGATGGGCTGGTAACTGCCCTCCACATCCGCAAGCGTAACCTGGCCAAAGCGATGGCCGTCAAGGTTGCTGGTCTGGATTCAGAAGACGAACGACTGAGGCAAAGCGTGGCGACTGAGGTTTGTGAATGGGAACTGGGCAAAGCAAAGCAGACAGTGGACCAGAACAATAGCGGCGAACTCGTGGTGAGATTCATCAGCAACGTGGACGATGACAAGCTATGATTCGCGGTATCTGTTCTACGGCGCAAATAAGAACGGATTAGAGTGCCAGGCACCAGAGGTATTGCTTATCGGCCCGGCAGAAACGGGCAAGACGCTAGCCCTGTTGTGGAAACTGCACCGGCTGGCGTTCAAATATCCCAAGGCATCGCTGGTCATACTGCGAAAGACGTTAACATCGACCTACAGCACGGTGCTGCAGACCTTCCAAAACAAGGTGCTCGGGGAAGGGGCACCGGTCACATCATACGGCGGAGAAAAGCCGCAATGGTTCGACTATCCCAACGGCGCACGCATCTGGGTGGCAGGACTGGACAAGTCGTCACGCATCCTGTCGGCAGAGCACGACATCATCTATGTCAACCAGGCGGAGGAGTTGACGCTCGACGAGTGGGAGACGTTGACCACCAGGACCACCGGACGGGCTGGCCACATGCCATACTCGCAGACCATTGGAGACGCGAACCCAACGTGGCCGCAACACTGGATGTATGCACGCGAGAGCATACAGCGCTTCTACTCATGGCACAAGGACAACCCGACGCTATTCGACCAGGGAACGGGCGAGGCGACCGCGCAGGGCCTCCACACGCTGGAGGTATTGAGCCATTTGACTGGGATGCGCCGGGCACGACTGTTCGAGGGCGTAGCTATTCAGGCCGAGGGCGCAGTGTATGACGGCTACAGTCAGGAGATCCACCTGGTGGACCGATTCGACATCCCGGCAGAGTGGCGGCGGGTACGAGCGACAGATTTCGGGTTTACCAACCCGTTTGTGACGCAGTGGTGGGCGATCGACAACGACGGGCGGATGTACCTCTACCGCGAGATATACCGCACGCAGCGTATTGTAGAGGATCACGCCCACGAGATTGTGCGACTGAGTCAAGAGGAACGCATCGAGGCGACGATATGCGACCACGACGCAGAGGACCGGGCCACGCTGGAGCGGCATGGGGTGCCAACACGAGCGGCGGTCAAGGACATTTCGCCCGGCATTCAGGCAGTGGCGGCGCGATTGCGCAAAGCCGGCGACAACAGGCCGCGATTGTTCATTCTGCGCGATTCGTTGGTAGAACCCGATCCAGAGCTACAGCGTCTCCACTTGCCGCTGTGTACCGCTGATGAGTTCCCGGCCTACGTGTGGCCGGAATCGAGGGACGGCAAGCCGATCAAAGAGGTGCCATTGGACCTGAACAACCACGGTTGTGACGCGACGCGATACGCGGTGATGTACCTGGACGGCAGTGGCCCGGCGGCCGGCGTGATGGTAGATGTGCCGACCAGTGCCTACAAAGCGGAGCGGCGGACGATATGGCAACGCTGAGAGAACGCATCATCAAGCGCCTGGGCGGCGTGACTGAGACGGTCCACCAGACCGCCAGGGCGCGTGCCTATGAGGCCGGATTCGAGGACGGCGGCGAGGACGAACCGTCAAGCGGCATCGTCAAGAAATTCGGCTATCGCTCTGCCCTCAGCGGTACAGGACGCGATCTCGGCGGCCTGGAACACGACCAGGTGATGGACGTCGCGTGGAAGGTGTACCTATCCTCGCCCGTAGCCAAGCGGTATCTACAGGTCAAGCGTGATTATGAGCTGGGGCGTGGGGTAGAGCCGAAGGCGAACGACGCAGAGTTGCAGGTCATTCTTGACGAATTCTGGCAGCTCAACAAGCTGCGCGCGCGACTCAAGCGCTTCGCGCTACAGCTTCACCTTCTGGGCGAGCAGATGTTTCCGGTATTCGTGCGCGAGACGGACGGGCGGGCCAAACTGGGTTACATTGACCCGTCGGAGATCGCGCAGGTGGTCACCCATCCAGACAACGTGCTGGAAAAGTGGGCCGTGGTACTCAAGGAGCAAATGATCTCCACCGAGCAGCAGTGGCTGACGGCGAAATCGGGCAAGCGGGTATACCGCATTGTGCGAGAGGATGAAGGAGCGACCGACGGCGAGACGGTGACTATATCGTCCTACGAGGGCAAGCTGGTCACGCATCAGCAGGCCACGATCCAGGACTGGGAAGAGGACATGCTAAAGGCATTCAGCCTGGACGACTACACCGGCACCTGTTTCTACTTTTCGCGCAATGACCTATCGAACCAGGCGCGGGGACACACCGACCTGCTCCAGGTGGCGGACTGGCTGGACCAGGACGATCAGACCCTTTTTGGCCTTGCCGACCGCGAGCAGATGGGCGGGTACTTTATCGCCGACGTGACGCTGACTGGGACGAACGAGGACGGCGTGGCAGCCCGGGCAAAGCAGCTCAAAGCCAATCCGCCGAAGCCGGGCTCTGTGAATGTCCATAACGACACGGAGACCTGGAACCTGGCGGCGCCTGACCTGAAGCAACAGCCGAGCATCGAGACGCACAACGCGCTACTGACGTACAACCTGGGCGGGCTTGGACTGCCGTCGCACTGGTACGGGCGCGGTGATGAGACCAACCGGGCGACGGCTCAGGCGCAGGGCGATCCGACCTGGAAGACGATGGAGCACGACCAGGACCAGATCCGCGATATGATCCTGATGCTGCTCGAATTCGCGCGTGATCAGGCAGAGATTGCCGGACGTTGGCGGCCTGCTACAGACGACGCCGACGACATCACAGTCCAGATGCCTGAGATGACGAACAAGGATCTCGTGTCTCTGTCTTCAGCGGCGACGGCGTTTGCGACCGCGCTGATGACTGCCGTGGATCAAGGGTGGATGAGCCGTGAGAAGGCCATTGAGGCGTGGGCAAAGCTGATGTCGGAGTTCGACATCGAGATCGACACGGAGGCCGAACTAGAGGCCGTGGACGGCGAGCAGGAACAGGGTGAGCTGGCGACGCACAAGTCGGCAAGTGATTGGCTGACGCTGCACGGGGTTCTGGTGGCAGGTGAGGAGCCGGTGGCAGCACCGGCAGAGATACCGCAGGCAGGATAAGGAGGGATGATGTGGGAGTATAAGATCATATCTTGTCGTAAAGTTGAGTTGGATCACGAACTACTCAATGTATTGGGGAGCAAAGGCTGGGAACTTGTGATCTGCAATTATGACGAGGGCTCGGTTAATTGCATCTTCAAGCGACCAAAGGGTATTGAGATCTGCGTTAGGGAAAACGAGTTTACGGCACTGGCCGATGCAATCTGCGAAGGGACTCCCATGAGCGCTTCGTGGGGCACCACATGCAGTGGTAATTCGCAGGCCGCCGACGCCAGAGACCAAAACAGGACGCATCAGTACATGACGCCTAAAGGAGGGACGATGCAAGTGATGGAGGGAGTACGAGATCACATAGAGGGCGATCCTGTTGAACTGGACGAGAACAATGGTCGCCTCATCATTAGGGCATGGAACGAGGCCGGATTCAATAGGACCGAGGTTGACTTGGAAGACGTGTTGGACTTGGAAGACGTGTTGGACTGGTTGGCGCAGAACAGGCCAGAACTGTTGAGAAAGTATGCCAACGCCTAAAGAGCGCTACACCGCAGAACTGAACGCGATTGCCGGCCGATATGGTTCAATGGAGGACCAGACCATCAAGCGTATGCTGGATATGATCAAAGCCCTGCGTGCCCAGATTGCCGCTGAGCTGGCGACCGCGCAAGACTTCAACGCTTTCCGTCTACGCCAGCTACGGGCCAGCCTGGAGGCGCACATAGCACGCTTCGAGGCGCAGCTATCGGCAGACACGCGGGCGGCATTCGAGCAAACGATGGTGGACGGGGTGGAGTCGGTGACCGAACCGCTGAAGGCAGCAGGGCTAGAAACCATGTTCAACCGGCCAAGTTCGGCACAGCTCAACGTCGTGTTGGACTTCAGTGCTGAGTTGATCAAGGACATCACGGAAGACCTGCGGCGCAAGATCGACCAGCAGCTACGCCTCGCGGTTGTCGGGAACAAGCCGCCGATGGATGCGATGAAGGACATCACCCGCGAGCTGGGAATTGACGCCAGGACCGGCGTGTGGAAGAAGCGGCCTGACCCGGTGAAGGGTGTAGCGGCAAGGGCTGAGACCATCCTGCGCACGGAGATGCAGCGGGCTTACAACCTGGCCAATCACAGCCAGCAGTTGGAGACGGCGAAGCGCACGCCGGGGACGACAAAGAGCTGGGTAGCAACGGCAGACACACGGACACGGCAGAGCCACCTGCGGGCGCACATGACCTACAAGGCGAACCCGATACCCGTTGAGGAGCCATTCATCGTTGGCGGTGCCAAGCTGATGTATCCGGGCGACCCGAACGGGCCACCGGAGGAGACGATCAACTGCCGATGCCGCATGAGCACGCATCATCCAGCCGTCGGGCGCGTGGGCAGTTCGCTGGACGGTCGCATTTCCGCAGAGTTGCAGAGGAGGTAGCATGAGCAAAGGAGGGCGGAGCACGTGGATCTTGCTGGCCATTGGCCTAGCCGTGGG